ATGAGAGATTTTCAGTTTTTAAGTTTTATAAAAGAAGCGGATAAGTTGTTTTCTAAGAAGAATTTGCTGGCACTTGTAACGTCTGCTTTGCTTTTTCTTCCCCTTGTAACAGGATGCGGCTCTGGTGGCGGTGGTGATGAAGACTTTGAATTTACCATTCCAGTTTTGGACGGAAGTCTAACCGGCTACATGGGAGATCTTTCTAGTCCAAGCGTTCCTTGCAGCGGAAGAACCTTATATATTTCTGCAAGTGCTTCAAGTGAAGGTAGCGGCACAAGTTCAAGTCCATTCAAGACCTTTGCGGTGGCAGCAAGAGCTTTGCAGCCGGGCGACACCCTTGTAATACAGGGAACATTCAAAAATTCAGAAAGAATAAAACTTTCTTCCATTCATGGAAACGCCGGCAACTACATAACAATCAAAGGGGCAAGCGGGGCTTCCCTTTCTGGCGAGGAAATCAGTGAAAACAACAACAAAATCCTTAAAATAGAAAATTGCTCCTATCTAAAGATTGAACACCTTACTTTTAAAGACCATGTGAATACAAAAAACGGTGGTGGCGGCATAGGAGTGTATCCTCCTGCAAACCACATAGTAATAGACCACTGCACCTTTACAAACCTAAAGACAACGGAACCGACGAACCACGGCACAACAAACGGAATTATTGTCTACGGAAATTCCACCACCGATACCATCCACGACATATTCATCAGCAACAACTCTTTTAGTAACATGGCAACAGGCTGGGCTGAATGCCTTACCGTAACCGCAAACGTTGAATACGTAAACCTTATAAGCAACACGATTGACACAACAGGCAACATAGGCATAGACGTTGGCGGAAACTACGGTTACTGCGACGACCCTTCAAAAGACTTTGCCCGCTACATTTACATCTACGGCAATACTGTAAAAAACTGCGTCTCCCCCAATGCTACGGCAGGAAGCATCTACTGCGACGGTGGTCAGCACATAATAATTAGGAACAACCGCCTTTACGATGGCGAGACAGGATTCAGCACTGGCGCAGAACAGGTTCCAATAAGCGAAAACTATTCCACCGGCGACATTTTAATTGAAGATAACTATGTGGAAAATTTCCATCACGGTGTCTGGCACTGCGGCGGCTACAAGGCAAACTTGGGCTGGGTGCAGAACGTAAGGTTTACAGGCAACACCGGAAAGAACACGGGCTACGGGACGCACCAGGCTGTAATCGTCTTTAACAAGTGCCGCAACATAGACTTTAGCGGAAACACCTTTACAAACCCCGACCATTCAGGCGTAACAAAGGTTTACTATTCCTTTAGGGATTCCCCATATACAAAAAATGTCAGCGACCAGAACAATTCTTGGGGCTGGTGATTTTTGCTTATGGAAATCAGTTTTGGGCTTCATTACCAGCAAAATCTGTCTGAAGAATCCAGTGGGTTGTTTGCAACAACCACGTGCGGCGGTAATAGGACTTTCACTCCCTTCGGGGCTTGAAGCTACGCTGCCGGGTTCGCTCCGCGCAAATGGATTTTCAGCCCCACAACGCCACGCACTCGCTACCGTTGTGTGCTTCCCGTTACGCCCATACACCGTAGCAAGGGCGTGCGGTGTACCCGAAGGGTTATTTCCGGTTGCTTTGCATAAGAGAATATTGTAAAAATTGATTTTCATAGGTTTGCCCTAAAGAGCCCCAGTAGACAAGATTGCATTTTTATGCAATACTATCAATAGTAGCAAAGGCGCAGCGTTATGACATGTCATAAAACTTGTCATAATTCTGTGCCTTTTTTTATGCGGAGGTGCTTATGATTGATGTCATAGCAAAGGTGAACGGCGCGGTTAACGGCGTTGTTTGGGGTGTTTTCGGAATTGTATTGCTTTTTGCGGCCGGAATAATCATGACCCTTGTGAACAAGGGCTTTCAGTTTACGCACTTTGCCCATTGGATTAAAAAGACAATTGGCGCTATTTTTACTGACCGCCACATAACGGCTCATACTGCAAAAGACAATAAGGCTATCTCGCAGTTTCAGAGCCTTTGCACGGCTATGGCTGCCACGATTGGAACCGGCAATATTGTTGGCGTTGCAACTGCAATAATCGCCGGTGGTCCCGGAGCAATATTCTGGATGTGGGTTATGGCCATATTCGGCATGATGACAAATTATTCGGAAAACGTGCTTGGCATATACTTTAGAAGAAAGAGTGCCACCGGTGAATGGCGCGGTGGTGCAATGTACTACTTAAAGGATGGACTTGGCGGCTACAAAGGCATGAAGAAAATTGGCTGCGTTCTTGCCTTCCTTTTCTGCCTCTTCTGCCTTTTGGCAAGCTTTGGCATTGGAAACATGAGCCAGGTTAACTCCATTGCGGGAAATATGACCAGCGCATTCAGCGTGCCTGCCTGGGTTACTGGATATTAATTTTAACATAAAAAGAACCAAAAATTATAATAAAAATTGATATTTCTTCACAAAGAAAAAGCAGACAGGATATTTTTTCAGATGTTGTTACCTTGCCTGTTTTTTCTCTGTGCTTTCTTGTAAAATTACATGATTTTCCTTTTTTTCATGTAACGATTAAGCGTTACCCATGTACAGTTTAGTTCACGTGCTAAAGCCGCTTTTGTCTTTCCTTCTTTACGGCATCGTCGTATGTATCCTCCCTTTCCACTTAATTTATATTTGCTCGGCTTTACTCCCTTTGGTCTGCCTAGCTTTTTTCCTGCACGGACAGCTCGGATAAGACCTGCCTTTGTCCGTTCACTAATAAGTTGCCGCTCAATTTCTGCCGATAATCCAAATGCAAAGGCAATAACCTTACTTTGTATGTTATCGCCTAGCTCATAGCCCTCCTTTATCGCTCGAACTTGTACGCCTTTGTCCAAAAATGCCTGTAATACATCAAGAATCATAAGCATTGAGCGTCCTAATCGTGATATTTCTGCAATCACAACAATGTCGTGCTTTTGAACTTCCGCAAGTAGTTTCCCTAATTTTCGCTTTTCAGGCTTCTTTGTTCCACTTACAGTCTCTGAAATCCATTGAACATGATGTAATCGACGTTCTCGACAATATCTTCGTATTTCGATTTTTTGATTATCCAATGTCTGTTTTCCGGTACTTACTCTAATATATCCATACACCATAATTTGCCCCTGTATTTTTATCGGGCAATTTAACTGCACAGAAAGACCAAATCCAAAACATTACAGGAACACTTATAGGAACTGCTTATCCTGAGCACTCTGGATACGGTAAGGATTGGACCGGAGCCTTTAAGAGGAGAGGAACATATTGGACTTCAAGCAACGCTAACAATGTTAAGTCTGTTGTTATGTACGACGCAGATTTTGACGCCTCTCGTGTTGCTAGAACGGGAGAAGAAACTCGCCCTGTAAATTTTACAATTCGAGTCTGGAGGCGGATTGCTTAGTTTATTCGTTTCCAGACCTTGACCGTAAAATTAACAGGACGCGTCTCCTCGCTATACCGTGTGTTTTGGTCTGTTCGGATAACTCCAACGAATGAGTTTCCACCATACCAATTATTTCGCATTGCTGAACTACCCCAGTCAGCGTTTCCTACAACCATTCCATTACTTACCGTTCCAGGGTATGCGTTGCTTATTCCATTAGTTGCTGTGATTTTCATTCTTGATTGATGACTATGATTTTGCAACGTGTCTTTCTGTGTAATCAAATCGCCCGATTTATTTATATAGACTGCTGCCTCGCCACTTGACCAACTGCCAGTAAAAATTTTGACAACTTGCCCCTTTGAATTCGTTGTTGTTGTTCCGCTGTTTGATACAGTTCCATTCGTACCATTGCTATTTTTAATGCCTGTCCAATTCACTGGGTTCTCCAGTTCGGCATCCCTGAACCACTTTGTTTCATCAATTGTATAAAGCGTTGTTGGTGCATTGGCTGAACGATAGAATGCTGCGTTGTGAGAGATGAGTTCCTCCCAGTCGCTACATGGAAATATATCAAAAGGGGAATCCGTCTGAGGCTTCTGCTCATGAATGTCGCCAACCATCTTTCCTCCGCAGGATTGCCATGCACTTCCGTTCCACATAATCTCAATATTGGCATTTGGCAGAATGTGCGGTGTATTCGTGCTTACGGAAGTACATGAAAGTATATGCGTAAAAGTTGTGTTGTTTACGATTGCCAGACGACATCCTTTATAGGTCGCATTTCCCAGAGTAAGCGTTATCGAATCTTCCGACTCTATGATGATTTTTGCATCATACTCAATGAGGCTAGTTTGGTCACTTGATGTAACTATAACACCCCTCATTTTTACAAATGAGGCGATTATGTTGTTGTTAACCTCCTGTGTAGAAAGGCCTCCTTTGTTTACTGCAGTCCGTGCTACTTTCGTGCCAAACGGGGGCATATACCCTATGAGATCTGGAATTAGGATTGAATCAAGCGTTAAATCTATCATTTTTATTCTCCTTGTGTATGGTATTCATTGATGATATCAAGCACTTTTTGCCTAAAAATTGGTGAATCAAACAAATTCGTGTGAAAATTAGTCAAGTCCGCAGCGTCAAGAATGAAATGTCGCTTAGCATAGTCGAGAGTTCCCCACGGTATTTTATCGGGTGAATATTTTACGAATGCCTCAAAAGTTTCTTCAGCTGTATCTATATAAAGTTCATCAAGACAAAACGAGTTCATTTCGGCATTAAATATTGCATTGGAAGATGTTAGTGCCTCAGAGTACCGACTAAACACTTTTCTTTTTGTTCCTACGAATACGCTGATATTCTCTGTAGTAAGAACAACTGCAAAATGTATCCAAGAATTCGGTGCAAACCTGATTCCTAAATCAGAAATTTTTATGTATTCACTTTTTATACCCGTGTGAAATATATAAGTGCCAGCTCCAAGTGTTACATTGTACACCATCAAGTCAGGTTCTGTGACTTCATAGTTATAAGGGGGCTCATCGTCAAGATATTCATTGTAGTTTGGTTCTCCAGTCGATATTATTATTGAAATGCTGTCGGTCTCATTTCCAATGTGAAACAGAGTCTGGTTTTCCGCCCAAATGTACTTAATCCAGAAGTCAATTGTCCATTGGTTCATCTGTGGGAGTGGATGAGTGAGACTGTACTGCCCATACAAGGACTTGCCAATTTCAGAATATGGAGCAAGTGTAAGGATTGCAGGTGAAAAGTCTATGACATCAAAAGGATTATTGTCCTTTTCATCTACGAGTACAGGAAATTCTATATAATTCATCGTATAGCCCACATGCTTGTTCTGGTCAAGAAGGTCTGTGTCAAAGTGGTAGACACAAGCATTTGCAGTTATATGTGGTCTGCCGATGTCATGCCCAAGTTGTCGTCTTTCGGCAATAGTCGTGTTAGATACCACAAGGCTCTGCTCCGAATAAAGAATCTGAGAAAGAAGCCCTCGAGTTTCCTGCTTTGCAACAGTAATCCATGCACTTTCAACTGTACTTCGGTGCTCGTAGTAGGTTCCCTGTGGTGTGATACGAGTTCTGTCCAGAGATGTCTCATCCACCTGTACGATGAATTCTCCGTTTACCTTAGACGCTTCTGATGTAATCTCAAAACTTCCAACTTTGAAAGAGATAGTGTATTCCCCCGTGGGAAATCCGTTTTCAAGAACTGGATCCACATGCAAATACTGTTCTGTTCCTCCGACATACAACCGCCCCTTATAATGCTGAACTCCGTACTTATCCATAAAAGTGGACAAGTCCCACAAGTTAGAGCCGTCTCCAAATGCACCTTCAAGAATTGCACCTATATTGGCAGAGAGTGCAGAAAGGTCAGTTATATAGAGCTGTTTGAAATCCTCGTTTGCCTGAACTATATCTTGCATGTTTGTGCAGAGTGCGGTTACGTTTATAACTGTTTCTTCTGAAATTCCCGCTTCATTTTCTGCGACGATACTGAACTGATATCCAGTATCGCGTATATCGTTAGTCGCCTGACCGTTAAGAGGCATTGTTTGTATGTAGGTGCCATCTGAAATGACGAATCCGTTTCCATCCTTGTAATTCTCTTCATTACCGCTTGTAATGTTTCCCTCATAGTCTTTTACTGGATATGGATTGAGCGAAGTTGCGGGTTTGAACCATATTGATTCTCCGTCTATGTCCGGACGTCGAACCTTTACGCGGTATTGCACAGTTCCATATACCTCAGAATTGTCACTTCTAGGTGGCTCGGAAAGTTTTAGTGTTATTGTCCTGTCGTTTATACGTGGATATACTGCTGGGGCAGAGAGTAACCATGTGCCGTAACCATCAACGCTCACAGCTAAAGGATTGCTCCATTCGCTCTCCTTGTTATAAACATTAAAAGCTTTTGCGCGAACAAACCATCCAGTCATATCTGATTTTTCCGGGTAGTGGTCTGTTATTCGGTCGAATGAATATATTGCGTTAAGAGATGAGGATTCTGCGAAAAAAGCCCATTCTGCATCAGGCCCCTTCTTAATATAGTAATCAATTACTTTAATCGCATTGGCGAGTCCTGTTCCAAATTTAGCACATTCAACTGATATTCCGTCACGAGAAGCTTTTGCATTGGAGAGCACTGGCGTGTCTGGATTGCCTACTTGTAGTGTATCCGCTCCCACTATATCCTTGAGTTTTTCAATGGCGAACATTCCCATCGGGCTTGGGGAACTCCATTCTCCCTCATTTATAGCCCCAGCAGTTTTTGTTGAGATCCACTTTGCCTCTGATGTTTGTACCAGGTGCCATCCATCCGAAGTTCCGTTTCCTACCGGCGCATTAGGTTCCTCCGTACTGTCGTTGTACGTAGTCCATGTACGCCAGCCGGTCACTTCCCCGGTATCTATAACACTTTGAGTTTCAGTCAGCTTGTTATGATATTCTGGCAAGACAAAACCCGGAGAATCCACTCCGAAAATTTCCGGGGCATATTCCACACAGGTGACATCGGCATTTAAGTTTTCTCCGCACTGGATGTCGGTGATAATAAGGTCTATGGCTTCATTTCCACGTTCTCCAAATGCAAACAAGTCGCCTATGTCGGGAGCATCTTCGTAAGCCATCGGTTCTGCAAGCATGACCGTGTGTGAAACACCCTCTGAATTAAGCACATCCAGAAGTACGCATTCACCTGATTTGCGTCTGACTCGCATTGCATAATTTTTCCCAGATTCCATCTGAATATCTTCGTCGCATATGAATCCCGTGATGTTACCAGTTCCATTGGTGAACCGATCAAAAATTCGTCCCTGTGTTATTCCTGCAAGAGCAATGTCGCCTGCATATTTAATCCAGTCACCCTTGGAACAAAGCATATATTCAAAATCCGCACTGAATGTTACAACCAATGGACGGTGCTTTGAAACAGAATATTTGTACATACCGAGTTTTCTTGCCTGTATGCTGTTCGTTACACCCCAAAGCGCAACATCCTGCGTAGTCTCAGGCTCTCCGTTTTTGTTACCGTCCGGAGTATTATAGACAGAGCAGGAATTTTCTGCATATCCAGAATCTGCATCGTCAAATCCCAGCTTGATTTCATCCGGGATATCTGACAAAGCTATAGACTCTTTGTAGTCATAGGAATTTCGCGGAGTGAAGAGTTGCACGGGTGAATCTCTCTCGATATCCTGTATGACGGTAATCTTTCCGTTTCTTCTTATAATCTCAGCTCTGCATGTGCTTGCTATTGAAGTCAAAAGCTGGCTTATCGTCATTGATTCCGTAAGGTATGCATTACAACTGTAGCCATGCCGAGCGCACCATGAATGAAGCCGTAACATGGCATCTATGTCTATTTCTTCATCCGAAAGTTTTTGTTGTGCTGGTTCGCCTTGCATTGCATACATCGCAGCAGAGGCTGGATTTGCAGACTGTGAGATTCTCCACCTTTGTTCTCCGTCTACAGGGACAGGAAGACGTGATGTAGCAACAAAATTCAAACGGTCTATGACATTGTTGAGTTTCTCCGAGGCCTTAATTTTTAGACCAATTAGTGTAAGCTGGCGGCATCGCTCTGACCTAACAGGAGGTTCAGACTTGATTGCGCGTATTGAGCCTACATACACTTCGTCAATTATCTTTGTATCTGAATGATCTCCAGTTACCCGCGTAACCTTGACGGTATAACTTGCAGGTGGCAAGTTTGCCTTAGTAATTGCAAAACGCTTGGTCTTTAGTTCTGCTCCTGACATGGTATCGGACCCGCCGGAAAAATAACCGAGCAGTTGGTATGAAGAATCCGGTTCATCTGCCCGCTTGTAATAGCAGCGCACCGTAACGGACACCGACTTAAGCTCTCCCTCATCATTGTAACGTCCAAGTCCGTTATAGAAAAAAATGTCTACATTGATTTCATCCGTACCATCAGGAGTTGTCTCTATAAGCGAGCCATCAACGCCCTCTGATGTTGTGTGCTTAAGAACCGAGTTGTGCTGCATCTCATGGGTGCATTTTTTCATTAGAGGAGGGGTTTCTGCCCCGTATGCTATCTGCATCTGTATCAGGCTGTCATGCCCGGAAAGTATGGTGCTTATGTTCTTGCTTGCTGAATAATCAGAAAGAAGTGTCTCATCGATTTTAATTGTGCTTGTATCAATCTCCATGTCTTTTTGCCCGACACAAAAAAGCTGGTAGAGGTATACAGAGCCGTCCGAAGGGTCTACCCAGGTACAGCTTGATGCGGCAAGATCAGCATATATTCTTCTGCGTCCGAACAGTACTGGTACAAAACCGTATGGGCGAGACTGATTTCTACTTCCGCGTATAGATGGATCCTGTTCGGGAGAAGGCTGCTTCTTTTTGTCCAAGGAAGGTATGTCAAGGTTATAGAGGACTGCTCCTCCCGCAACCATTCCGACTCCGGCACCTATCAGCATTGCACCGGCAAAACCTCCAATTCCGGTCCATCCCAGTGTGGCTACAGCGACAACACCAAGTGCTGTCATTACCCCGCCGGCAACCTTCATGCCTCTTCCTGTGCTTCGATTGTCTCCTTCTGGTACTATCTTGATATATACATGCTGATTTTCTTCTGGAATCCTGTCAAAATCTGAAACAGGCTCGTCATTAAAAAGGACGCGCCAACCCGTATTCACGGCATGGAGTACATCAATTTTTGTTATAATATCGCCAACAGAAAGGCCTTGTGTAAACGAGAATTCAGTCTTTTCCGCAGAGAACGGATTTAGGCAAGCCGTAACATGGATCGACACGGTACCACCCCTCCACACATCCGGCTAGAGTAGGAGCAGAAATACGCTCCAGAACGACACCGGTTTTATGTCTTGAATGGATTATAAACCCTTCGCCCGCATATAAGCCTACGTGGCAGAGCCGTCCGCACATCCGTATGAGGGCTACGGCTTTCTCTTCCGGTTTATCAATTTTTTCACAGAGTAGTACAGGAATATTTTCGCTAAACATTTTTTTTGCTTCAGCTACATCGAGGGCATTTGTATAGTCTCCCAGTAGCAACGGCAGCTTTATACCATACTCGGTGGCGAGAACAAGGCGTACAAGACCGTAGCAGTCAACCCCCGTCTGGTCTCGTCCCCCAGATACAAAAGGGAGTCCGACATATTTTTTTGCCCATGGGTACATAATTTCTCCTACCAGAACAGTCCGGGAAAATCTTCAGGATTATAGGTAAAACCAGTGAATTTACGGTCATGCATGTACAAATCATACAGTTCACCGGTTACGCTTTGGCTCGTAGCGGTTATATTCCTAAGCACGAAATGAAGAGGTCCTTCAATATAATTGTCGCTTTCGCTTGCCATTATTACCCCTACATCACATGTAATTTGTTTTTTGTCAGCTATACTTCTGCCCGCCGCTTTTTTTATCTCCCGGTAAACAGAAATATCCGTATTGTCAATTTGTAAGCGGCATGTCTTGTTTCCGTCTCCCGTCTGGTCTGGAAGTAACACCGAAAACCCGCACGGAACATAATGCTCTCCACAAGATACAATCTCCTGAAGGTCATCGACCACGCGCAGGATTGGTTCTTCATCGTAGTATATCGTCAGGAGGTGAAGCAGAACCTCTGCTGTCTCACTTGAAGTCATAGCTTCTTTTGCTGCCGGGCTCAAATCATCTCTAGGCATTCATCTTCTCCAGTTCCATAGTTATTTTCCAGTTTCCGTCAAGGGAATCCTCGTCGTAGTCCTGCTTGAAGCGGAACTCGGAATATTCAAGTGTCTGAGGATCCTTCATTATAAAACGCCGGACACCTCCACCAAGCACCGTGTCGTACCAGGCTTCAAGGATTCTACGCTGGTTTTCAGAGACCACGATGCTCCCTGTAAAAACTTTTGTTGAGACTGTGTACCGTCGTCTGGCTTTTGCCGGCCCAGCATCCATCTCAGTACGTATGACAGAACTTTTTTTGCTTGCTTCCAATCCGTCCAAGATTAACACTTGGGGCAATCCTTCCGGCCATGTTATGTTTGTCATTATACCCCCTGAGCTTTAAGCCCATACCGAGCTTTCATAGCTTTGTCTGCCTTACCGCCGGAAAGGTGGTTGTTTATCATTGAGCCTATTGTCACCTCAAGCCTCCTCTGCCCAGTTTCGTCTGAAGTCTCCTCTGCCGTTACATTTTCACTTCCATAGTTGTTGATGACGACGGTAAGAGAGTAATCACCTCCACCAATCCCGCTCGCACTTACCCCTAGAGAACCGTCTACACCCCGGGTGAGCGGCATGACAGCCTCTGGACCTGCCTCTCCCATAAGTCCCGTTCCGAAACCGCTTCCCTTTGCAAACTTAAAGAATGTTGGCGACTGCACTATGCTGTTTGTGAACGTTCCGCCCTTCGCAAACGCTGAGTAGTCATCAGCCCCGTAAACTCCGCCAAATGCATTTTTCTCGGTTTTGCCTGACACATATCCAGAAATCAGACTGTCAGCAAAACCACCCATTATGAAGCCAAGACCGAGAGCCCATTGTCCTTGGGCAATGAGCTGAAGACCTGCCTGCATCATCAGGAGAGGAAGCTGGTTCAGTATCTCTTGAGCCATTGATGCAAGTGCCGAATGCATGGAATCCGCAGCATCTTTTCCTTCCCCTAATGCCCGTCCAAATTCTTGAAACCCCGACAGCGTTGTGCTAAAGGACAATGATGAAAGTGAGCTTGCAAGACTTCCGATTATCTCCGTGGATTTTTTGTCCAGCTCACCAAGATTGTTCAGTGCCTGTGTGGTAAAGCCCCCTATCATGGCGGCAAGGTCAGCATATTCTTCCTTTACAGGTTGCTTTGCATCCTCTATTGCGTTTTTAAGCTCACGGGCTTTCTCTATCTGTTCATCCGTAGCTCCGTTTGCCTTTAGCATTGCGAGGTACAGATCAAGCTCGCTCTTTCCTGCATCGTCAAGTTCCTTTTGCAGCTTTTCCAGTTCATCGCCTACGAACGCCTCATTGCGAGCATTTTTTATCTCAAGATATTGTTCCTTTAATGTGCCGAGGGCGGTGTTTGCCTTGTCCAGCTCATCTGGAGAAAAGGCACTGTTTATTTGTGATGGGTCAATGGAGAGAGCTTCCTGTATTTTTCCCTTTATGTTTGACAGCTGGTTTTCAAGGAAGTCTGTTCGGTTGAAAGGTTCCCCCAAAGCTCGGCTTATTGCCTCCGAATCAGAAAGCGACTCTTCAAGCCCCGCTTTGTAAAGCTCTGCAGCCTGCTTTCCTGTTGAAAAAAGGCTTCTATCTACATCCAGAATATCACTAAGCCATTCCTGCCATGACTTTTTGCTGCTTTTTTTTGCCGACTTTGATTCCCCGATAGAAGACATCTTTTTTTTGATAGCCGATTCAACATAGTCCAGTTCTCGGATGGCTCCTGACGTGTCAATAATCGTTCCGTCCTTATCGCTTGCACTGGAAATGAGTTTCTTCCTGTCTTCATCAAGTTTCTTGAGCTGTTCCCTGTACCTTTCGACCTGTATTACGGGATCGTCCTTGGACAGACGTTCATATTCATCTCCAACGGATGACATGAGTTCCAGTATCTGGCTTTCGGCATTAGCTCTGTCTGCCTCCTGCTGTATTATTCTCCGTTGCTCATCCTCTGCATATTTCAGGCTGTCTACTTCATGCCTCCAGAAATCTAGGGCATACAATTGGTCTGATATATCCTTACCGTCTTTGAGAGCCTTATTGTATTCTGCTTGGGATGCGGCAAGGGCTCCTGTAGCGTGCTCCATTTTTTTTGCAGCATCAAGCCCATTATACCAGCCCTCAAAATCCGTGGCACGGTCAACGGTACTCCACGTGTTCTTAAATGCAGCCCCCACAAGGTTCAACGAGTTTACAACAACACCGGCCTCCTTGTTGTAGTCCCACATAGAACCCAGGCCTTTGGAAAGGGATTCTCCGGCCTTGTCAATCCAGCTGAGCCCACCATCCCCAGGCGGAGCTATAAGCTTTTTGAAGCGGTCTACTCCTTCACCAAGAAAACCGCCAATCGAAGCCATGACATCAGCAAAGGCATTCTTCACCTGCGTGGCATAACTTACAGCAGCTTGTGCAGCCCCTGCATAGGTTCCGTCCAGTTCATCCAATATGACTTTCTGTGCAGCCGCCGCATCTCCCGTGTCGATGAATGATTGGATAAGTTTCTTCTGCGCTTCGGTAAAACGGAAGCCCTGCCTCTGGAGGCTTGCAAGTCCGTTTATAGGGTCGTCCAAGGCTTTCCCGACTGTCTGCGCGGCACTGGCAAGGTCCATTTTCATGACGGTGGCCATGTCGAGTATAGCCTTTGTCGCGTGCTCGAAGTTGTCGCCCTTTATACTCTTAAAACCGAGGAGGACGGAGTGCATGGAGTTTATTGCACCGCCAGAATAATTGGTCACATCCTGAAGCCCTTGTGCCATTGCGGCAAGCTCTTCCGTGCTTGTCCATGCAGCCGCTCCGGTTGTCTCTATTGTCGAAGCAAGAATTCTTAGTGTCTGCTGCTGTTCGGAATATGCGTCTGCACATCCTTTTGCAAAGTCCACTACAGCCTTTGCTGAGAATGCTGCGCCAACGGCAGCCCCGAACGACTTGAGCATTTTCTCGGTGACTGATGTCTGCGAGTCAAATTTCTTGAGGTTCTTTATTGCCTTGTCAACTTCCGCCGTAACAAGCACGCGGAGCTCTTCATTTATTTCCGCCATTGTCTTTCTTCCATTTCAGATATGCAGACTTTTCTCTGTCAAATAATTCTACAATATCAAAGACTGCGCGTGGCTCTGCCAGATAACCACAGCCTTGTGGCCAACCATAGTTCTTAATGCGTCCATAGGTTTGAAGTAAGGTGAGGAAATCGTTTGTTATGTATGATTGTATGTTCCTGCGCTTTATCCGCCGGTATCCGGTTTCATTCTCCGGCCAGCATATTGTTTCCTGCATGTCTGCATATTCGGGGCTGTAATCCATCGGCCACAGCCCCGAAAGCAGGATTTGAAATGCTATTCTGTAATCTTTTTTTTTGCTTCTGTAATTGAGTCACTCTGCACTTCGGTGCATATTGACGACACGATTTTTTCTATTCCGTAGGCACGGCATTCAGCAAGTTCTGTCCCGTTTTTAATCTCGCGTACGGATTTTCCTTTGCCTGTGCCAGTTTCAACCTTAAGGTTCCTTATGTAGCCTACGCAGGTTCTAAGGATGTAGTCCGCATCGAAGCGCATCCGCACATGCTCACTCTTAAGCTTTTTTACCACGCGCTCGGTTCCGCCTGGACCGGTCGGCTGGTCGTCCGGATAATATTCTCTCTTTACTTCGATTGATGTAAAATCGCTTCTCTGATAGCCAGTAGGCCGGATTATTTCAACAGAAAGCCTCTCGCTTTCAGGAAGGGAAAGGTTGTCGCCAACGTCAGGGTAGAATTCATACCGTGGTTCTTCCGTAAGTATCATCACTCGCCTCCGTTGTCATTGTTGTCTGGGGAATCGGGATCACCTTCTGGATCTGCTGGAGATTCTGGGGTCTCTGCCTGTCCAGTTGATGAGCCGGAATTCGTTTCCTGTTCAGTGGTGCCAGAATCCTGCTCTGCTGCATCAACAGTAATGGCATCGCGGACTTTGTAATAAATTACGCCAGGATTTGAGCCACCATCGAGGGAGTAGTTGAAATTGAAATTCTGGGCTCCGTCAAGAGGCTTGTCCATTGATATTGAGTCAACTGTTACTGGAAAATGTTCCCACATGGCAGTTTCGCCAACAGTCTCTGTCTCACGACGGCTCATCATGTAATCCTGCTTCTTTTGCTTGGCCGGATAGACTGTAATATGCTCCCCGTCATCATCCGCAATAAGCGTAAACTGGTTGAGAAGTTCCTTCTGCGCCTCACTGTCAGTCTCCACCATGCCGTTTATGGTACCGCTTCCATCCGTGAACGGAGAAACGGTATAAGCTCGAACCCCACTTTCAAGGTTCTCCTGCGTGGTAATGTCAGTTTTGTTTCCGTTTCTGCTGTTGGACACGTCAGATACGAAGCCAATAAGCGTAAGCTCAAGGGGAATAACAGAATCCCCTTCGGCAAGCGCCTGTCCTGGCCACAGATGGATGACATCCCCAGCCCTCAGAGCACGAGCACCTTCTTTTGTCGGATCGGGCTGCGGCAAAGCCGTATTTACACCCACGCTTTTGATTCGGTAAAACCCGAATTTGTGTCCATCTGGAAGAGTGACACCTTCCCCGCCTGAAATGGCCGTACCATCCTTGATTTTATACAGCCGTCCGTCTTTTCCACCTGGTTTCATTTTTATTCCTCCAAAAGTCTTGTAGGTATGTCAATTTCAATGCTGTACGGAACTACATATTCCGCAGGCATCGAGTTTTCATCTTCACTAGGATACACCCACCCTGGCTTCCCATTCCTAGTCCAGTAGGCACGAAGTTTTGTGCCATCCACAACCAGCTGCATGTAGGGCGTTTCAGATTTGTTCATTTTTGTAATTTTACGTTTAAGCCTGACTGTCTCTGACAGCCACTTTGCGTGAGTTCCCGCAGTCCGATAGTCTGCATCAAAAACCAGTTTTTCGTTCCCTTCTCCATTTTCTTCCATGTCCCTAAAAAGCAGGTTGATGTGCGCAGTGTTGTTTGTCGCTTTCTGAGGGAGCAGAAATGTAGGGAATCCCAGAAGCGTTTTTATTTCACCTTTGAGTGTTTCCAAAATTCCTTCAATCGTCATCTTCATTTTCTCCTTTGCAGCGCATCATGCACGGCTTTCTGTATTTCTTTGTTAATAAACTTCTCATTTGCCTCATTTATATACAGGAATGGTCTTGCGGGAATCTTTACACTCTGCTTAATTATGAACAGCGCGAAAGGCTTTCCTTTTTTCTTCTTTGCGCAGAAAACTTTTCCGGTGCGGTAGAAGGAATATCCGTCACCCTTCATTGCCGAGATTAGTTCTCCTGGTTTTTGGGCATTGTACCGCCTCATAAGGGTTCTGGTCTGCTTGGAAGCAGGGAGCCACAGCCCTTTGCCCTTTGTGGCAATCATGCCTCCTGTCTGGTTTATTTTTGCATATTTAAGGTTTGTGCTTGCCGAAGCCCAGTTCTTCCCATTGTGAGGGGAAATGCTGGCCATAAGCTGTCCGTTATCCCTGAGAGTCCCATTTCCCTGCTTGACTTCCTGTGTGAGAGGTGAATTCCCTGGCTGAATGCCCCTGTTAATTTTGCTGAGTGCACTGGAGACAAGATACTTGCTTACCTTACGCATTGCCGGCTCTAAAAGATTTCCATTTTTTAGCCGCTTGGCAAGTTCTCCGACATGGCTCGTTACCTGTACACCCATCACCGCCTCCGTCTGTCCATCGGGCTTTCCCGTCCTCTGGCAACGCAGCCGACGGCGGGTCCTGATGAAGATTCTGCATCAGTTTTTTTTCTAATCGAGCCGAAATAGGTCTCAATCAGAAGCTCGCAGTCCTCAAGCTTTTCCCTTGCCCTGTTCTCCTGCCCGACAAAGGCGAAGAGCTCGTAGAGGGCGTATTTGAGCGTGGCCTCACGGCAGACTTCGTTTTCCTCGTCATACTTGTTGCCCGTGCTCAGGACCATTCCGCCGACTGCAAGCTTTGCCTTGAGCAGGGCGCGTACCGCCACGTTCTCATCTCCGAGCGTCAGGGTCTCGTAGTCCTGTTCGGGGAGCTCAGCTTTCAGGTTTTCCACCGTAAGCTGATGTCTGGCCTCTTCTTCCCCGGTCTCCGTTCCAGTTTCCTGCTCCGTTTCTGTCCCGGGATCTACGGTTGGCTCGACTTCTTCACCAGTTTCTTCTTCGACTTCATCAGACATAAGGGCCTCCTGTCAAAAGCGTATCAGATTGCAGGAGGAAAAAACCGTCTTCTGTGGGCATAAAAAAAGCTCCGGTTTCCCGGAGCCATAGCGTCATTTATATAGCGGGTGTGCCAGACGCATCCCCGCCAAAATCAGTTTAGTTTCATTCAGCCGCAAAAGTGCCGTATGCGAGTCCCTTCACGTTTACCAGCGGGAAAGGCTTGCTCTTGGTGTAGAGCCTCATTCCCCTCTGGCCCTCACCTGTCTCGCTGAAGGAGTAGATGGGCACGGCCGACTTCTGCACCACATCGTCAAGACGCAGGTAGCAGAGTTTCTGTCCGGCATTGAGTGCGCGGTAAAGAACCTCCCTTTCTCCGCAGACGCTCTTTGTGGTCCTCGTTCCGTTCTTGGCGATGTCAACATAGCTGTCGTTGTCCTCAAGAACCTTGTACGGTCCGACCTGAAGCCAGCCGTCCTTGATGTTCTCGCTCTGCTTTGCATCGGCAAGCAGGTCAACGAGCTTCGCATAGACTGTGCTTCCCGCGATGAATTCACCGCTTCCTCCGACACCCTGGTCAGTGGACAGCTTGCGGATCGCGGAGAGTTTCTGAACCGCAATTCCGAGCGTAAGCTGGGATACCTTTTCGGTGAAGCTGCTGCTCTTGACGGTTCCGTAGTTCACCTGGTATCGCTCGAATCCGCTTCCGGTCTTCATCATGTAGTCGATGCTTCCCTTGTGAGCCTGGCAGCAGAGTGCGTTGATGGTGTTGCGTACCATTCCTGCGTGCTGTTCCAGATAGTCGTCGACAATCTGGTTGACTCCCAGATCCGTTGCGCGTCCGAGCTCGTCGATGTCAACGGCGGAAATTTTGTCGTCAATCTCAATCGGCATGGGCACGATGTCGGTAACGTCAGCACCGTGTTTCGGAACAACACCGTTGTCACCGCGAACTACAACAGGAACGTTTCCGTATTCCCTCTTGAGTTCGGTGGCTGAGATGTGGGTGGAGTTCTTGAGCTTCACCTGTGAAAAATATGCGCGTGCGTTTGAGACGTTCTCCGGCTGGGCTGCCACTACGCGCTCAATGTCCTCGCTCTTGATGATGAGCGTATTGTTTAAATATCTTGCCATCTTTCAAAATCTCCTTTTTCCTGCATCAGCAGAAATTTGTCTCAGACCATCCGGCCTGTGTAAGGTAAATTCCGGCGGCTGGAAGTTTTGCAGCGAGGGTGTCGCTTGCAGCAGCTTCCGTAGAGTCCGAAAAATTCAAGAGGCGGCTTCTTACAACAAGACCGTGTACTACAGCTGATGCCTGTACGGTTTCCGTTGTATGTGCGGCCACGTCTTCCAGAAGTACGGCGGTTGGGGTGTCGGAATCTCCTGCCGGAGCGAATCCGCTTACACCGGCCTTCAAGACTGTTCCGGCCTTGAGGACCTTGCTTGATGTCGCAAGGGTCACAACGTCAACGATTGGCGGGTGTCCAGCATGGAGCACTCCGCGGTCAAAGAATTCTTCAACCTTTTCCATTTTTCATCTCCTTAGAGTTTGGCGGCAATCTTTCCCCAGTCGGTTGTCTTGCCGTCAGATTTCTTGTCATTGAACTCGTCAGCGTTGAACTGGCGGGATGTCACGTCATCTTTTTTCGGGGCTGCGATGAGTCCTGAAATAACGTCGCTGAACAGATCCAGGGCTGTCTTGCTGCTCTTGTTTCCGTCCTTGTCGCTGAACTCGAATGATTCAGCTGTTGAGGCGAGAACACCGGCAACCTTCTGAACGCTGTCCTTAAGCCCTGCGGGAATGTCAGCGAACTTGTCACAGACACCTTTTACCACAGCTTCCTTTCTTGAAGCCTCAAGGTCTTCGATTTTCTTCTGCATGTCTGCATATTCCTGGGAATCGGAGAACTTTTCCTTCTTGTCCTCTTCGTCTTTTGCATTCTTCTCGACTTCCTCTTTCAGCTTTTTGTTTTCAGCTTCCAGAGCTTCCATTTTCTTCTTTTCCTCTTCTGTCATGGGAATCTCCTCTGGGATGCTCGCATCCTTATAATCTATTGCGTCGTTGAAGTCGAACACTTCAACCTTGTCGCCGTCTGAATAGCAGCTTTTGACCATGAGCTGCTCAAGTCCCGGAATTTTTGGCGGGGTCGCGCCGCAGATCGCAAGGCTGTGGAGGTAGCGCTTTCCGTCGCTTGCCCTTCGCGGTATCGTAACACTCCAGCCCTTGTAGCAGCCGTTCCCGTCGTCCGAGTCCGAAAACTGCTTTTCAAGTTCCGGGTGAAGTGCTACCATGCCCACAAGAACCTTCTCGCCCCTGTGTCTGGGATCATCGTAGATGCCGTCTATCGCAAGCACGTCACCGAACTTCGGGAAGCTGTCGCCGTGCGCCGAATCATGCCCTATGGAGACCGGGCGGGTAGGCTCGAATGTCTCCACAATCTCCTGCAGGTCCTTGTCTGTAATCTTTGCTCCGTCCTGCCCGAAAGTTCCCGTGCGGCAGAGCTGCCATGTGCGTATCTTTTTCATAATCTAATCATAATGCGTATTGTTGTTTCTACGGCTCTGCGTGTGGAAGTTTTAATTGTGCATCCCTGTCTGGAACTTCCGATATATCCATGAAAATCTGCTTCCTGGCAATTGATGCCCGTTCCATTTCCGCCCTGGCTCCCTTGCTCTGCAGCCAGTCCTTCAAAAAAAGAACCCCATCACATACATCCAGCATTGCTCCGGAAACCCGCATATAATCCTTCCAACTAAACTCAGGAGAGGCACATATCCATGCGGGATTCATAACTGAATGATCCATCATTCTAAGCTTTTCTTCTGCCTTGTGAAATTTAGCCTTATATTCAAGGTCACCTGTAATTTTTCCTGCTATGTATATTTTCATTTTTTCACCCTGCTAATTTCCTCATCAAAAAAAAATCCCTTCCATGCCTGTGAGCCGCTGTTCAGAAGAAAGTCCATCCGTGCCGCTGTTATGCCAAAATGTTTCTCCATATCTTCCATCGTGTTGAAATGGATTGATTTCTGATTCTTGCTTTCTGCGAGCTTGTTGTTAGGAATTGCTATGTACCCGGTCATGTCTGCCCTCCACAATGATTGTGCCACGGAATACAAGAATCACAGCTTTTCTTGGAGGGAGCCGGATTTAAAAACGCGAAATTTAGGGGGTGTTTGAAGAAAGATGAGTAATTTTGCCTTTACAAATTATTCACCGAAATTCACCGCCTTTTTTTTGCGGAAAGAGGGTTTTTGAGATGTTTCGGATGAATAGTTTTTAGAAAAAAATAAAATATCCAGAAAATCAAAAGTTTTTTCCATTTTCAGTAAAAATGTGGTATAATACTTCTATGACAAAGCCAGCGACACTCACATGCTATGACATTTCAGCAGATTCGGAAAAACTTACAAAGGCAAATGATTTCCTTGGGGAGATAAAAAGTATTCTCACCGAGTCAAAAACTGTGTTTTCCCGTATTCGATACCTCTCAGATTTGAACGAAGAGGGAGAATCGCAATTCATATCAAATTTTCAGATATTTGACAATAGTGTTTTTTGTTCTTTCATTTATATGGAGAAAGGCAGTGGTGTGAATATATCAGAAAGTCTTATGAACGCCAAATCCTTTGATTTAGAAGAAGCTGAGGCTGATTCAGATTCTAATATTACAGGACATATCAAAGAATCAACCTATTTCTTAATAACAGACAAATATCTTGTTATGAAAAATTCAAGAGGAATTTCAAAAGAAGATGTCTCAATATATCTGAATTATCTTTTGGAAAACTTGAGTAAAAAGTATAAGGACAGAACTCATCCTCTGTTTTTGAACTATCATATAAGAAAAAATTTCGATGTATCGAAGATCAAAAGTTTTGAGTTGAAAGACGGATATAGAATAAATAAAGAGTCTATAGTGTCAACTGTCACGAAGACACTGGACCTGAACACCATATTCAGTGCAGTTGATATGGAAGGGCTTTCAGTTGAAGATGTCTTATCCGCATCTATTGTTTTCAAAATTAAAAAGCTTCCAAAAGATAACAAAGCAGAAAACAAGAAAATTGCACAAGTGATTTTTGAAGCTTTTAATGATAAGAATGTGCAATTCATGGGAAAAAATCACACACCGATACCTATCGAGAATGCAAAAACAACAAAAGATATTTCTTTGCATTTTTCAAACAACTCTCACTACCCAGATAAGGAATTGTTAAGAAATGATATGATAAACTTCATTTCAGAGGTGAAGCATGAGAACGATTCTTAAAATCCTAAAAAAGAATCTTTTTACCATCCCGTTTTTTATACTATTCTCATTTTTTGACATTAAGCTTAGTTCAGCCACGGAAAATGTCTTTTTTACGGTTTCGGGAATCATTTTTTCTATCTGCATAAGCCAGATTATGAGTTTTGACTTATCAGCTGTAAAAAACACAGAGAAGTATAAACAATTTTCGCAATCCTTGAAAAACATACAAGATTCCTTTTTGGCAGAGTTTGCCTTTTCTTCTTTGGCATTTCTTTCTTTGGCCATACTGGATTCAAAGAAGATTGAATGCTCAAAGAGAATCTGGAAGTTCTCTTTTTCTTTGAATACCGAATTGCAGCTGATTATGATTTTTTCAGTAATTTTCTTTTTGAAGAACTACATTAACCTTTACCAAAAGAAATGTCAAATTGATGAAAAAATTCGTGAAGAAGCGATATGTGATTAAAGAAAAAGCCCCGGAAGTTCGGGGGCTGTGGTTACTCATCATCGGGTAACGTTCGCAGAATCGCCAAAACCTGTTTGTTACTTAATGCAACAACTTTATTGCGAGATTCTTTCATTAAAAGCGGATATCCAGACATTCTACCTTTCGTTTCTGTAGAATAACCAACATAAATATCCTTCCCCTTGTAAGTTGTCAGAAAGCGAGCAGAGGTTCTTCCATGAGCTTTTGAAAATTCAATAAAATTATTCAATGTCATAATCTTGCCTCCAATACATAATCTACCACAGTTTTATTTAAAAAGCAATCAGAAAGATTTAAAAGTTTTATGGTTCCTAATCTGGTTGTGTACAAAAAATCCTTAATTTTGTTACCCGTTATTCGTTGGTCAATTTGAGGATCATATAACATTAATATACCATTTTGTTTCGTTATCATCATAATGTGACCATCTGGCGTAAAATCTTTCCAGTAAAACTCAATGCTGTAATATTTATTGTCTTCCAGATTTTTATCAAACCAAGACAACAATCGTGTCATATATTTTTCCTTTGGCTTTATATACTCTGGGAATTTTCCTGTTGTCTTACTAATTAATCCAATATTTGTATTTTCTGAAAGTGCAAACATTAAGTCGCTTTTTTCATCATAGGGTCTTGCTTGAACATCAAACCCCTCTAAGCGAGCTTTCATACTCAGAACACATGCAGGACAATTCGCAGATGTCGCTGAATGAACTGCATAATGGGGATTTGCGTTTCCATTATCAGCTTCATCAAAGGTCATTGGGTGTCCTCTTTTTACACTGGCAATTTCATTTTCTACCTTTTCAGTTTTCACATTAATTCTTTCCAGTTCCTCGTTGCTATTGTCGGATATTTTTGAATTCCTCTCCAGTCCTTTTATTTGACCGGATCCAACCCCCAGCGCAACCTTAACCGCCTCAATCTCCCCCTGCACACCATAGTGCTTTGCCTGCCTTACCTGGCTCTCAAGCTCGTTCCACCAGCCATCATTTTCAAGCGGATAAGTGCCGAATCCTTTCGCAGGTTTTTCAACTTCCTCAATCTTGCTCCATTTCTCCGGCAATTCGTCTTCATCATAAATAGCACGTACAGTCGAGCGGCAGTTAAAATGCAGGGGTGGAAAATGCGATTCCCAGAAAGGATCATCATAGGGACGGATGATTCCCATGAGCGAATGACATACGTCCGTCTGCCTTGCATCGTCAATTCCTATGAACTCAAGTGCAAGCGGTCTGTCCTCTGCAAAGCCCATGGCACGTCCCGCGTTGTAGGCTGTCTGCACGTTTGTCCTGTAGACGGTCTCCCAGTACCATCCCTGGTTCGGTCCCATCCCCACCTTGTCAAGGATGTCGGTCTTTGTCATGGAGAGGAAGTCTTTCAGCCCCTTACCGTCGTTCACGTTGGCAATCATCTCGGCATTCAGCCTTTCAAGCAGCTTGCCGTCGTTGATTCTGGATGCCGTAAACGCACGGAACCTCATCTTGTCTGAGAGCTTGTTGTAGTCAACTTTTTTTATAACGTCCCGTTTTTTGAGGTATTCCACAGCCTCTGCATAAGGCATGTTCTCAATGTCCTCAGCTGACGGCTCTGCAAACTCGTTCCTGCGGATTCCTGAATCCAAGCCCATCATAACCGACCGTGTGAAAAGTTTCGCCGCCTCACTCATGGCTTTCCAGTCCGGCGGAAGTACCTTGGTAGTCCTGAGAATGTCGGGATTTCGGGAAGCTTCCCTGATGTAAGTCCTGATTCTTTCCGCGTAGCTGTCGGATATGTTGAGCCATGCGGCAGTAGAGATGCGGTCAAGCCGTTTTGCAAGGCTCAGTTCCGCACGGTGAGCGTCTACTGCCTCCTCTGAAAAAAATCATCTTTTCCTGAATCAGAGAAACCGAATGACGGCTGAGCCTTTACAAAAGAATCCTTCTCGTCAACAGGCTGCGGAAGGTGGATTTTGTTATAAAGAGCTTTAAGGCTTACAGGTACGCCACGATCTATTGCGTCGCGGATAACCTCCCACGGCGCGAAGTCCGTTGAGTCAATGTCATATTGCGGGGCAACCTCTCCGGGGAAGTTAAGCTCGATAAAAGCGTTGACAAGCTGCTGGTCGGAAAGCTGGAGCTTGTAGGCATCTCCCTTTATGAGGTTGTCATAAGTCTGGACGTGCGTCTCTCCCTGGGCGTGGGTTCCGTACTGGGCAGTATTTGTAGTGAGGGCCTGGCCCGTAATGGCGTAGGCAATCTCCGTGTCGCAGAGCTCTACGATTTTGTTGAAGTCGTTAATCTGCGAGCTTACAATCTGAATGTCCTTGACGTTGCCGAATGCCCCGGAAGATCCGCTTTCCCAGTTCTGCAAGGCCGCAGTCAAATCAGCCGCGCGTTTCCTTGCTTCCTCCTCACTCTTGGTCTCAAAGATTGCAAGGATTGAAGGAACTCCGCAAAGCTCGGCGGCCATTGCCCAGAACTTTACGCCAAGCTGCTTGAACTTCCAGAAGGCGTAGGCGCTTCTTAAAGATGGACGGCCCCAGACATTAAGCTCCCCGTCGTCATTTCTGTGGATTATGAATTTCCGCCTGTCGCTCAAGACAATGTTCTGGGAAGTAAGGACAGGAACTCCCCATTCACGCTCAACATGCTGGGGAAAGCTCAGTGCAGTACGCGGAATCGGAACGAAGTCAACCGGAACATACCAGCCGCCCCGAAACTCCCAGACAACCTCACAGGCGGCAAGACCGCAGGGGATTGCGTTGAGAAGGATGTTGTTCAGCTTATAGAAAGTGTTGAAGGTAAGGAGTTGTTCGCATGCCTCGTTTACTTTTTTATTCTTGCCCTCGGTGATTGAGCCGTACATCTGCAGGACCTTGTTCTTGCGGTCGATTACAAGAGACTCCACGCGGGCATCATCGCGCATTTCCTCAAAAATGCTCTCCCGTTCCTTAACGGAACCTATCCAGTCCTGCGTGTCGGAGACATAATTCGCAATGCTCCGAAATCCGTTTAAGTCTATTACCCTGCTTGTTACGTTGTTTGTCCTTGCCATAAAATACCGTCCTGTACTATAACGGTATCATATCGGCCTTGATTTGCTGCTTTTCTGGGGACTACCAGAATGAATGCCCTTTCTTTTCTGCAACCGTAAAGCTCGGTGCCGGATCAGCTGAGCATTCCCTCCACGCACAGACGCAGAGCATCGCGGCACTCGCACCGTCTCCGTGCCTCTTTCCCTTGTTGTCCCTGTCTGCCGTTCTTATCGGAGGAATGGTCGGTATTCCGTTTTTAAGTGTGACCAGTGCAAAGTCAGCCTTCAGTGTCTCGTCATCAGGAACGGTAAAATCCATGCTCTCCATAAGTCCGTGCAGGTCGCTTCCGTATTTTGCATACCAGGCGTTAGTCTCCATTACCTGAATGGCTGCCCCCGGATGACGAAGCATGGCATGTTCCCCAATCTGCTGGCCGTTGCCCCGTGAGTCAATCGCAATGCCGCCGAGCTTGTGACGTTCCTCGCTTAGGAAGTCCGTAAGCAAGTCGTTGAAATATTGCTGCTGCTCAAAGGGAGCGTTCTTAATCTCCACAATCATCCGGACAGCAAGCTGAGTTTTGGCGACTTCCTCGGAGATCCAGTATGTTGTAAGGTCCCCCGAACGCCCAAAGTCATTGCCTGCATAAACCTGACTTTCGAGACAGCCAAGAACAGGCCGTACTTCCTGATTGAAAAATTTCTCAATCTCCTTGTTCTTGAATCCCTCGCTCTTGTGAAGGAAACTGTCGGAACACTCAAGCCGCCTTATGTCATATCCGCTTTCGTCAGCTGTGGCATGATCCAAAAGACCCCGCTCAAAGTAACGGCTTCCGCTCGCCCTCGGAATCACGTCAAGCTCCTCATCAGGATTGTCACCGTAGATGCGGTACATCTTGTCCATGAATTCCCTGTCGGCTTCTTCCGTCCACTCCCGTCCCTGGGTCAGGCAGATTCTCTTGTAGAGCCCCTGCGCCATTGCCTCCCGGAAAGTTATCCTGTGAAGGCTCCATTCCTTTTCTTTCCCGCTGCGGATGGACTTTATAAGGATGTTGAAAGGATTGTCCTCGCCGTTGTGTGTCGAGATCACCCTTATGCGTCCGCCCCACATTACAAGTGCCTTTGCCGCCTGCAGGACGCTTTCCAGGTCATCAAAGAAGGCCGCCTCGTCAATCACGACGTTTCCCTGCTTGGAACGGAGGGAGCGGGACACTCCCGGAAGCCCCATGATTTCAGCTCCGGAAGCAAACACGATTCTGTAAGTCGTGATGCTCTTGTCCGGGTCGTCAAGCAGGACTTCATTTTCCTCAATAACCTCGCTCACCGCATAGCCGAGCTTCCTGGCCCAGTCGCCCGCATCCTCAATGTACTGTCGGCAGTTGTCCTTGTTGAAGCTCATGTAATAAGTGTTGCTCCAGCCGTGGGCCGGAGCCGCGTCAAGAACCGAGTCAGCCGAGTCTGTCCACGAGATGCCGCAGCGGCGGTTCTTCTCGATGATTTTGAGGTCGCTTTTGTCCTCAAGCCACTCCTTCTGATACGGAAGGAAAAGCTCAAGCCCACTACTGGTCGCTGCCCTTGTCGTCATAAGTCACCTTCAAACCAAGAATCTTGGCCTTCACGAACTCAACGCGCTCGTCGCTCCATCCCGCCTTCTTTCCCTCAGCCTCAACGGTTTTGGCAGCCTCGAAGAGCCCCTTCTTGTAGCCCCTCTCATACTCCAGCTTCACCCGTGCGATCTTCGCCTGAGCGTCAGTATTCCTTACAACTGCCCTCAGGAGCTCCTCCGGCGAGAGGGTGGAGAAGTTCTCGAACTTGTTCACCTCCTCAAGGAGCTTCGCCTGCACCATCTGTACGCTCGCCTCCGCAATGTTCAGACCCGGAGTCTTACCGAGCTCGTTCACGATAGCAACGGCTTTCTTCGCAGAATCCTTGTAGGCCTTCATCTGCGCCGCCTGGTCAACCAGAGTGCGTCCCACGCCGCTCTTGGAGATGTCATAGCCCTCGGCTTTCAGAGTCTCAGTTATCTGCTTGTGGCTCATCTTGTCGTTGAAGTACATCTTGCAGATGCGCTCGACCAAGCCCTGCATCTCAATCTTGTTTCGTTTTGGCATTCCGGCTACTCCTTTTTCCGTGAGATTTCTTGCTTGATGTCCGTTAGACTTGCCTTTATCCAGCCAAGGTCAGATGAAAGGGCTGTTATCATCTTTGAATTCTCAAGCTGCATTTGGTTTACCTTAGTACCAAGGGCATTGATGTCTTTTGCATTCTTGTCCACGTCCTTTCGCATCTCGGCAATGACATTTTTATCCGGTATGTCTTCAGTCTTCTCTACAAGCTGCCTAAGCGTTGTGTCCAATACACCTTGGTCTTTTCCGTACTTTACAAATATTCCGATAAAGCCAAGGACTGTTGCACATCCACTTACTGCCGAAATAATCAGACCCCAAGTCTCCATTTTTACCTCACCTGGAAAGCCAGATTATGCTTCCCTCAATCACCGCCACCAGAGTCGATATAACTGCTGCACCCCGCCAGAACGATGTCTTTTCTTTCTGCTTCAGATAGGATTGATTCAATTCGCTGAATTCTGTCTTCAATCCGTCCAGCTGATTCCTCAATGACCCCACCTGTTCCTGCAATTCTACTACCGAGTGTGCCGAGCTCTCCAATTCCTGAGATGCCTTGGTCAACCTCTGTCCTAGCATATTGCACTTGTTCTGCCACTCCTGCGAGTCCTCCTGCAACAGAATCGACTGCGTTCTGAGCAGATTCAACTCTTCCTTCATGCCATCCAGTTCCTGCCGTATAGCCTGTACCTGATTTTCTGTAAGCAGAGCCTGTCCATACCCCGGCTGCAAATGCACAGGCAAACAGAACAAGAAAGACAATTGCAGCACAAATAATATGTTTCTTTTCATGTGTTCCCGACTCCTTTTTTCTTGCATCAGCCATTTTTTCCTCCTCCAGATTCAACCATGGCTTGCACATCGGCTTGGCTTATGCCCAGCTTCTTGTCCAGCCAGATTGAACGATATACTGGCGAACAAGCGACAACAAAAAACACACCGCTTACGATTATTTCCTTTGCATCAAGTCCAAAAGACTTGCCGGAAAACACTATAGGCACGAATCCTTTTAGAAGGAACAGCACCGCAACCCAAACTATTGCAAGCACAATGGCCAGTAAGCTAACAGTTTTTGCTTTCATACATTTACCCCCTGAATTTCATTATTGTATGTCCGATTTTAATGTCCATGCCTGCCGGGCGGATTATCTTCTTGAAGTCAGAAAGAGGCATCTCAATGTCATTGCCCTTTGTATTTTCATAAAACGTGCGGTAATCACCCCATGGGTCATCAATCAAAAGAGACATAATGTTTTCGTCCTCGTCTGTTTTGTAGCCAACCACGGCAACTACATGTCCGCCAACTTTCTTGTTTTTGAAGGTAAAAAGACCGCTCGTAACACAAGCTCCACCAAAATCAATGGTTCTGATGAATTGTGACAGCGACCGCCTCTCGCTGAACTCCACGGCATCAGCTTCCTCACCGAGGAGCCCCTTGTGCCTGAGAAAAAGATTAGTGCCGTAAGCAAGTACCGGATGCCACTCGTTCGGAGGATACCGCCTGGACGGATCCACCTTGAGCCACGCATCCCTGACGGACCTGTCGTTGCAGAGAAAGAACATGAGCGCGTCCTCCGGCTGTGAGTGTGCCGAGTCCGAGAGTCTGTCCACTGGCCATCCAGCCGCCGAGAGAGCCATAATCATAGCCGTTACGTTGCACGCGCTCCCCGGCTTGATCTCGTTGTTCCTCTGAGTGTAGTAGGGTTTGTTTTGAGAATTGTTCTTTTCCATAAAAAATCCCCTCCTGTACAAACAGTGTACACGAGGGGGTTGTCTTTTAGGCTATGGGTGGGGGAAAGGGGTATTATTCTTCTACAGGTTTGTCATCATTTGAAGAAACTAAATTTTCATATTCCTTAAATTCTTCAGTATCACCTTGTTTATCTGAATCAATTTCTTTTGCATTCTGTTGTTCTGCTGTTTTTGATTCCAAAATTTTGTTGCTTAATTCTACTTTTGTATTTAAGTATGAAGGAATATCTTTTTCTATACGTGAAACTTTTCCAGCAAAATCTTTATTCATGTCTTCATAATATTTTGCAATGTAATTATCAAGATTCGTTGGATGACAGGGTGTTTTCAGATAATCATATTCATCAGTTTTTGCTCCTTCCAATTTAAGGACAAAAATAGGATACTTTTTACTACCGAGAACACCTTTTAAATTCTCTGATTTTAGGTAATATACAGATGATTGAAGAGAAGTTGTTCTAATAATCTGGTCAGCAATTTCTACAGAAACCGAAATTTCATCTTTTGAAGCATATTTGCCAAGTCTAAAACCGCAATCTATGGACGGTCCGATAAAATCAAACGTTTTACAGTCCTCTTCTTCTATCTTTCTATCAATAAAAGGAAATTGTCCTGTCCAAACACAACCTTTTACATCCAGTTTTTCTTTTGATGGATACCAATCTTCAAGTGTCTTCTTAAACGCAGATACAATACAAGAAATTTCATCGTTTTGTGTTATTTCTATATAAAACAAAATTTCATCTCCTGCATGTTTCCAAACAACTAGTTTTTCACGAGAATAGTTTAATTTTCTCTGATATTCATATTCTGATTCCAAATGTGTTCTAAATTCATCTGGAAACGAAACATAAAAATCCGTAAAGACATTATACCAATCAATAGGTTCTATTGTGTCATATTTTTTAGCTGTTGAGTTTATAATATCGACACTGAGAAAAAGATATAGCTGAGGTTTAACTTCCATTTATGCTTTCTTTAGTCCAAGATTTATGCAGCGCCAGTTCATTGCTGTCAACGAAACTTTAAAAGCCTCTGCCAAGGCAGAGATATTTCCGGCTTTTTCAGAAAATAGATCCCTAACTCTTTGTTCTGGCATTAAAAAAGCAGCTGCAAAAGAATTAGCTTCCCTTTCAGTTTCGTCAATATCTTCAGAACGGTTTGCGTTTATCTGAACTTCACCGAGCTTTGAATGTAAAAAATAATGCCCCAATTCATGGGCAATGGTAAATACATCCCTTTTATGAGAAGTCGCTTTTGACAAATAAATTGTGAAATCATCGCGTGATGTAACAGATATAGAACCACCGGCGGAATCTTTTGGTGTATCTGTATATTTGATTTTGCCGTGTAATTGATTTCTGACATAATCGATAATATCGGTTTCACCAGGAGTATAAGAAGTTTTTTCAGCAAATTTTTCTGCTAATTTATATATTTGCTTTCTACTGAGATTTGTAGGTTTTAATCCTTCCATTCCTTTCCTAGCCTCCTTTCCTAAGGCATTTCTCCCTACTGCACAATTGTGCAGATTTTCGCTCAATATATTATATCACACTTTTTATGAAATATATCATTTTTTATTATAATTCGTCTAGAGTTTGGAGCGAATTTGCATCACATAATGGCACAGTAGGACACGTAGAGACACAAAATCCCGCACCCCATGCGGGGCACCCCTATGCCTTGAACACCGTGTTCTCATGCAGCCACGCCAGCACACGGCCGAAGATGCGGAAGTCGTCCGTGCCCGCGTCCACAGTGCGGATGAGCTCAGCTTCCCTCAGGTCCTGCTTCTGCACGGAGTATATCATCACCTTGTTCTCAAGCGGCTCGAACCTGAGCAGCTTGCAGAAGGCCTCCCCGCCCAAACCGAACACGTAGATTCCGTCCCTCGCGCCCTGGTCCCGGCTCCCGTCGAAGAAGAGGATGTCGCCGTCCTGGATTCCAAGCCCTATCATTGATATGCCACGCGCCTGGAAAGCGTAGACGTTCTTCCCCGTCAGGGCAGGGATTGACCTCAGCGGCTCTATGTAGCTCTGGATGTTGTCCCCGCTCTCCCAGTCCTGCCCCGGACCGCACGAGACCAGCTGCCTGAGGAGCGGGATTTTCGCCGCCGCTTCCTCCGCCACGCCAGTTTCCGCCTTGCCCTCTCCCTGGAACATCTCCCCCTCGCCGGTTAGAAGCCAGTTGGCATTGATAGAAAATTTTTTTACAAGAGCTTTCATCAAATTTTTGGGCATATCTCTTGAACCATTTTCCACGCTCGCAATTGTTGCAGTTGAAACTTCCAGTTCACATGCTATTTCCTGTTGGGTAAGACCTTTTTCTTTTCTGATTGCTTTTAATTGTTCTGAAATTTCCATTCTCATATTCCTCTAAGAATATTACAATTTGTGATTTATTTCAAAAAATATTATTACAAAACTCTTGACAAATTACAAATTGTAACTATAATTTATTACAGAATGTGATAAATTAACTAATTAGTTTTCTATGGTGCACATGGAAACAATGAAAATTAAATAGTTAATTAACCAATTTATCGACAGAAAGGAGGTAACAATGAAGAACCAAGTGCCAATGGAAGACCTGCATACATTTATCCAACAGCAGATGGCAGAAAAGCAGGCTAAACTTCTTGCACGGGCTTCCAAGAAAATCACCCCTCAACAGGGACTCTACATCAAGTACCGTCTTAAATGCGTCGGAGTATCTGGTGCGGACATAGCCCTTGAGCTCGGATGCACACCAGTGTCTGTCTGCAACGTGCTTTCCGGCAAGAGCCACAGCCAGCGCATAGAGCGTGCGGTAGCGTCCAAGCTCGGCTATCAAAGCTGGAACGAAATGGTCCAGCACCTGCGGGAGATGGCGGCATGAAGAGGAAGGACAGAGAATTCATCGAGGACCAGCTGAAAGACACTCCTGATGATTATGCCATGAAAGCCTACAGAGCGTCTTGGTTTAGGGACGCCGACTTTAAATGTCCTGAACATCATGGCATCAGGTTTGCTTGGGAACATTGCTATCTGCCAATGGAAAGCTTATGGCCTACGGCAGCTTGTCAGAAATGTCAGAAAGCAAAGGATTTGCTGAAAGATGCAGCTCAGCAGCGCGAAGAGTTTTTGAAAAGGCGTTGTGATTTTCAGAACAAAGCTGATTCAAAATCTCTGAATCATCACCAGAAGGAAAAAGATTGCTTATGTTCCTCAGTGTGCCCGCATAAAAACGAAGGAGGAGAATCAAAGAGTACACAAGGCGTGGATCTTCCTGAATCTTCTTTGCAAATCTCTTTCTGTGACGGAGATAATCTTGCAGAAGTGCTGTCTGACCATTTGGAACGTTTGTCAAAGAATAAGAAAGGCCTAACATTTCTTTCTTGCTTAAAACGCATTCATCTGGCAGTTGCGATTCTATTTCTTCGGCGTAGTTTTGAAATCGTCGTGCGAGCTCGCGTAAATCAATGTTCATAAGGACATTATATCACAGAAAACGGTATGAGGAGAAAAAATTTGATGCCAGAAGAAAACAACCTTGTAGAAAAGCATCTGCAACAGGATTCTGCGGAAAAATGCGGGGGAACCGACACCCCCCGCAAGCTGGGAGTATTTGCGTCAATGGCAAGGTGCATATCCGAGAACTGGCCGGAATGGGAGCTGATCGCGAACGTCCCCGGATACAGTCCGGAGCCAGACGGAATGACTCCCATAAGGGACATCGGACTTGTCAAATCCGGCCGCTTGATGGGAATCAGGCTCATACAGCCGGATGACGACGCGGTGCGTCTGATGAAAAAAATCTGCGGGGCATTCTGCCTCGCCATTGAACAGGAGGAAAAAAAACATGTTCGGAAAGAAAAGGATTGGGGAGCCGTGTCTGAGAGTCACTGACTACGGAGCCCCTTACGTCAGGAACCCGGAGGCGGTGGTCAGAAGCTGCGCCCGGATGCTCTGCCGTCTGCCGGAGGGAACGCCCCTGCGCTCCTTCTGGGAGAACGCCTACCGAAGGGCGGTGGAGGAAGTCAACATCCGGAGCGTGATGAAGGAGGTGCGCATGGGACTTTGGAAGAACGGACGGAAGCCGCGCTTCATTGAAAGCGACAAAAAGGAAGCCCTCACGGCTGAGCGCATACCGCACGCGGTGGCGGCCATGAGCTACGAGGGGCTGCAGTTCGCGGCGGCGGGATTCTTCACGCTCGCCCAGCGCCTTGGCCTCTCGCCCGCCGAAGCCGTCTGGCTCATAGACGGAAGCGATAAAAACAAAAGGGGGAACGTGACCGCACTCACAGTTTCCCCCGCAAAAGAAAGTCCCGACGGCAATGATGCCGCCTAGACATAAAACATATTACCATAAGGAGAAAAAAATGGGAACACGTTACAAACCCAGCATGGCAAAATTGGAGAGCATAGAGGATGTGAACCTCGCGCTCAGGGACATCGGACTTGCAGAGAAGGAACTTGAGGCCATAGACAACGAGGCCAACAAGAAGATTGCGGAAATCAAGACAGAGGCCGCAAGGCAGGGGGAAAAGCTTCGTTCCCGCATCCAGGACCTGTCCGCAAAAATCGCGGCCTTCGCGGAATACAACAAGGCGGACCTTTTCAAGGGCAACAAGACGGTCGAGCTTTCCTTCGGAAAATTCGGATGGAGGAAGACTGCAAAAATCAGCGTGAAGAAGACAACGCTTGAGCTCCTCAGGAAAATGAACCTTCTCAACTGCATACGCACCAAGGAAGAGCCGGACAAAGTTGCCATGACGGAACTTACGGACGAACAGCTTCTTCAGGTCGATGCCTGCCGCAAGATAGCGGACGACTTCTTCTGCGAGGCAGACACAGAAGAAATCAACAAGGACCTTCTTAAATCTGCAAGCTGACATAAACAGGCAGGTGCAAGCTGGATGTCGGCACCTGCCGGCAAAGGAGTCTTGAAAAAAATGAACGAACTAATACCGTCAAATACAGCACTTACACCCGAGCAGGCATTCCCCTTCCAGAAGGAGATAGACGGCTGGAACATGGAGTCCGCGGTCCAGGAGCTCCGCCCCAAGGTTGAGCTTCTCAAAAAGGCAAGCGTCGATGTCTGCCGGATGCTCTACATAGCCCACGCAGCCCTTGCCCAGAGGGGAGGAGACCGCAGGAGCGAGGACGCGCAGACGTTCGGATTCTGCGACTTCCTTGAGCTTGTGGGAATCTCAAAGAAGACCGCCTACGTATGGCTCAAGATGTACAACCCGGCCACGGACAGCTTCCGTACCCCGGAAGAGTATGCCCTTGAAAACGCAAAGAATGCGAATCCTGAAGTCGGCGGAACCAGTCCCGCAGTTCAGCAGCTACAGACTAAAAAAGAGCAGCTTATCGCACATGCGATGGCAACCGGAGAACGGCTCTATGAAGAAGGGTGGAATGAGCTTGGATGTGAAGAAGAGTACCGCCGCCGCAAGGACAACGAGCGATTCGCCGAGCTTGCCCGCACCTGGGGAAAGCAGAAAATCAAGCTCAACTGGGGTGACGACGACTACTTCTCACAGACCCTGCTCAAGAACGGAAAGCTCTACACAAAAATCAACCTTGAGAGCAAGGAGCAGATGAGGGCCCAGCTTGAGGTCTTCGACATGCTGTCCGCGTTCCTCTCAAGCTTCGAGAATCCCCAGACACGCCTTGCCGCAGTCTGCAACATAGGTCTCCGCGTCCGCCAGCTCGTAAACGAAATCGCCGAGCAGGACAGGGAGCTCAACGCGTTCACAGGAGTACAGGAGTAAAGCATGACACCCTTCGTTCCCGTCATGGATAAAAAATATCCCCTCCGTGCGGCGGTGTACGACGCGTTCCGAAAGCGCAGCCCCCTCATCTCAAAGGCAAAGGCCTACGAGCAGATCGCCCGGCAGTTCAGCATATCAGTCCCCACCGTCCAGCGTTATGTACGCAGGATGGAAAGCGGCTCCATGTTCGCATTGCCGGAAGGCAGGCAGGGACGGCACGTGTACGCATGGAGCGATGAGGCCCTGAGCTTCTTCACAAACTTCCTTCTCGCTGCGATCAAGGAGGTCGGAGGATGCACAGTCCGAAACGCCTACAACTGCACCAGGGAGGAGGCGGAGCGTCAGGGATGGCAGATAGGAAGCGAGGCGAGCGCATACGTCCACGCAAGGAACATCAGCCCTGCCATGAAGCTTCTTGCCAAGGGAGGTCAGAGGGCACTGGACAACATGTTCTACATAAGCCGCGACCTCTCTAAGCTCACGCCGTTCCAGCTGATAGTAGGAGACCAGCACATCTTCGACTTCTGGTGCCTCAACCCGAACGCCACAGGCACAAAGGACAGGTACATCAGGGCGGAGTGCTATCTCTGGCTTGACATGGCGACACGCCTTGTATACGGAATCAGCTTCGACATCGCGTACAACACCTACACCGTAACACGTGCACTTCGCATGGGAATCAAACGCTTCGGCAAGTTCGAGAGCACCTACAACGACAACGGTACGAGCGAAAAGTCACAGCTCGCATCCCAGATTGTGGAGCGTCTCCAGAGCTACGGAGTGCGCTTCCTGGACGAGGCTGACCTCTACCATGCCGACAACGGACGCTACATCGTGGAGGACACCGAGGGGCTGGTGGTGGACGTGGTGCCGACAAAGGCGGAGTGGGAAAAGCAGCACCGGAGGATATTCGCCCGCGTAAAGAACGCAAAGACAAAGCCCATCGAGCGTTTCTTCAACACGCTTGAGCAGATTCTGCGCGACCAGTGCCTGCCCGGACTTGTGAAGGGACTGGCAATATCAGCCCCGGAGGAAGAACAGGCGACCAAACGTCTTGAATGGCAGAAGCAGAGCGGCTACATCCTCACTTACGATGAATTCATTCATCAGGTGGTAAAGGCAATCGACATCTATGAAAACCGCGTCCACTCCACGCTGGGCTGTTCGCCAAAAGAAAAGCTCGAGGAGTACAAGCGCGGCGGCTGGATGCCTACAATGATTGACCCGCGTGACGAAGCCTACCTGTTCATGGAAAGCACCTTCCGCCAGGTTAAGGGAGACCGCATCGAGCTCAACGGCACTGAATACATCGGGCCGGACCTGACGCAGGAGATGATCCTGCAGAACCGGGGTACGCTCGTCGCATACAACCGGCAGAAGGTGGAGATCCGCTACGACCCGGAGAACCTTGACCTCGGAGTGTTCGCGATAGAGCCGGGAACTAATCACGCAATCGCACTGCGGCCCGTCAAGAAAATCGACATGCTGAACGAGCAGGAGATGATTGAGCAGCTTAAATGGAAGAAACGCAACATGCGCACAGTCCAGGAGGCTTTCAATCTTGCGACCCAGAACAAGAACATAAGGGTTCTGTCAGAGCCAAAGAAGTTCGAGGAGCTCCACGCGGCGGAAGACCTGGCGGAACAGTCGGTACAGAATCAGCTTGAGTACACCACGCCGGAACAGGTGATTCCGACACCAGTTATAAAAAAAGCTGATGCAGAGAAAGAGGAGCTGCGGGAAATTCCTCTTGCAGTGAGCAGGCGCAGGGAAGAATTCGGAGCGATGCCGGAATCATTCAACCGCCGGGAAGAGACACTTTCCCAGGAGGATTTCCTTGAGGCGCTTGCGGCAAGAATCGGAAGCGAGAACGTACTCCGCGCCCACGGAAAGCCGGTGTTCTACGCCGACCGCGAGCGTTATGAATACATCTTGAACCAGCTCTACTCAGGAGAGCACCTGAGCCACGAGGAACTGGACTTCAAGCTTGACTACGAGAGCAAAATGACATCAAGCGAGGAAAACTACTTCTCGTCTTATGTCAGGACCAAATTCAACAGATAGGAGGAAAAATTATGTTGAGAAACTGGATTGAAAACAATAGGCTGTCCATGCAGGAAGCGGCCCGCATCATCGGAGTCGACAAATCCCAAATCGTCAAAATCTGCCACCAGAACTACCCGAACTGGCAGGATAAGGAAGTTGAGTACATCGAACGCCTCAAGAATGCGGGCTACACAAAGAGTATACCACAGGGCATCGCGATTGACACCGACGTGCTGGTGCTCACTCCTAGCGTCTCACGCTTCAAGTCCCTTGCGGATGACCTTTCGGCACCGGACGGAACCATGTCATCATCAATCGGAATGGCAATCGGAACCGCCGAGCGGGGAAAGACACACTCCGCAAAATGGTATGTCCAGGAAAACCCGAACGCGTCCTACGTACTCTTTGTGGACGGATCTACAAAGACACAGCTTTTGCGCGACATCTGCGAGTCCGTGGCTCATACAAGGCCACACAGCTTCGGAGAATGTCTCAGCGTGCTTGAGGAGAACTGCAAGTACGCAAGGAAACTCGTAATCATTGACGAGGCCGACAAGCTCCCCGTCCGCTACCTTGAGATAATCCGTGCCCTGAACGAACGATGCCAGCTTCCTTTCCTGCTCGTCGGGGAGGAAGGATTGAAGACAAAGACAGACAGAATCCCCAGGCTCAGAAGCAGAATCAGGAATCCAGTCGTACTGTTCGACCGGGCCCATGCCGTGGATGTCGCAGCCTACTACCACGAGGCAGCCGGAATCGACATCACGCCGTCCACAGCCGACAGACTCGTCCGTCATGCCCAGGGAGGATTCCGCTCGATCGTAAACGACTCAATAGCAATCAGCAAGATGGCGAAAGCATCCGGCCTTGCCACCATCACCGACAACATGCTCGACAAGCTCTGTGCGGCATAAGGAGGCGACGTGATGGAACAAAAATCAAACAGAAGCCGCCTGATCGGTCTCATACACGTGCAGAAAAAGGATGCCGGAATTGATGATGAAACATACAGAATCATCGTGAATGGGGCAACCGGAAAAGAAAGCTGCAGCGACTGTTCGATGCAGGAACTCCGCACTGTATTTAATGATCTTAATACCGTTTTGGAGAAGCAGAACAAAAAAACATTCCGCTTTTATTACAAAAAGGAACAGCCCACTTTGCTTGATGCCGTTTCCGCACGTGCAAGAAAAATCCTTGGCTCAGGATGGAAGGACCGCCTGGACAGCTTTGTGCAGACAAGGTTCAAAAAGGAATCCTACACAAAATGCGGCGAGAACGAGCTCAGGAGCATCATGGCATTCCTGTCTAAGACGGAGCGCAGGGAGCACGAAAAGAAATGAAGGAAGCGTGGCTGTTTTCAAAGGAAGAAATGTCGCAACCGCCTCTGACCGACGGACAGAAACAGTCCCTGATCCGCCGGATAATCGACAGCGCAGATCAGGGCTGGCAGTACATGTACAAAGTCAGGGAAGCCGCAGGCCTGCTCCATCTCACCTACGACGAAATCCAGACATTGCTCAACTACTACAAACTCGACTGCATCGTAATTCGCGACACCATCATCCGCATCCCCTGGTGGAGCCTGGCAGAATACCTCATAGACCCCGCCGAGGACGTGGACACAGCCATGAACGAATACTTAAAGGCACTTCCGCATGGAAGCTTGAAAGCTTATTTATCAACTCAAGGAGAAACAAAACATGACATTGAAATTCATAAGTAGCGATGATAAAGAATCCATAGAATGCAAAGGCCTTTGCTACGGAGAAATAATGGTCTTGATGTGTCGTATTTTGTGCGACGACAACTGGAAATATCAGGTAATTCCAGATGAAGAGGAGGAAAAGAAAAATGGCTGA